ACGCCATCTAGATCAGCTGCTAGGGGCGCAAAGAGTATTTTTATGCGTTCAACAACTGTTGCGCCCGTATCTTTAATGTCTTTCCATGTGTCGTACCAAGGGTCGCGTGCTTTTTTAGCCGCCTGCTCGCTGGCGTTTGCAATATCAAAGAGTGCATCAGAAGTCTGTTGAGCGCTGATTTGCCCGTCTTTAGCTAGCTGCAGAATTTCGGCTCGGTTTTTACCTAGGTTCTTCTCCAACTGAGAAAGAATGGGGATACCCTGCCCGGTAAATTTATTTATATCGGAAAGACTTGATTTACCGCTACTAGCAATCTTCGCATAAGCGCTTGCAATACTATCTACTCTGCCGCCATAGTCGTCAGCAAGTTTTGATGCTAGACGAATAAGAGTAATTTCCTCATCGTCAACAAATCCGACTCCGCGCAAATTATTTACAGCGTCGCGGAATTTGTCCGCATCTGCTCCTGCTTGTTGGAACGCCCGGCCAAGTAACTTGCTCTGCTCGGCTCCGAGCCCCATCTCCCTAGCAAGATCTTTTATCTCGTTTTGCGCGTTGATCAAGTCACCAATCAACGTGCCAACCAATGACCCGGCAAACCCTCCTCCTGCTCCGCCAAGTGCACCACCAATCAGACCGCCTACAGCAGCAAGTCCGCTCTGGCCAAATAACAACGGGAACGCGCCACCAATGGCTGCAGAACCCACACGTCCTTTAAGTAAGCCACCAATCTGCTGTTCAGGAGTCTGCTTGTTTTTTCTAGTGGCGTTTATTCGTGCACGTCTTCTCTGCACACGTTCTAGGCGTAGCTCGAAGTCCAGCTCTCTGTTAGCGACAGTAAAAGCGTCCTTTCGGTCCTGAAGCTCTTTCGCTGTTAGTCGTGCTAAATCTTTTTTAATTACTACTCCTTCACGTAAAACAGTCGTCCAGTTAGTCATTAACTGGAGATTTTGACGGGCTTTTTGTCGTTCTTGCTCGATTAGCTTTACTGCTTGCTTGCGTAAAGCAACTCTGTTCGCTTCTGCCCTAGCTACATCCCCTAGCGCTCCAGGGCCCTGCATTGCGCCCGAAACACCTACTAGTGCAGCGGACCGTTCGCGCGCAATGTCTGCTGAACGGCGATTTTCGCGCATCTCCTGTAGACGAGTGCGTATTTGACTGGAACTACCCAGTACACCCGCTCTGGCAGCAGTGTTTACGGCTTTTAGGTTTTGTTCCCATTGCTTAGTAACTATTGCAGCCTCTCGCGCTAACCTGTTGTACTCATCAATTTCCGCGTTGTATTTATTTGTCTCTTCAGTCAGGTACTCCTGTGCTTTTCGTTTTGTTTTTAACGCCTGTATAGCCTTTGATTCCTGTAACTCAGTTTGAGTTATTCCTTTTGCTTTACGTACTAAATCATTGATTGCTCGCTGCTCGGCTGCCTGAGCTTTTAATGTAGTGACAAGCTGCTGTGCGGCAGTTACAGCATCAGCTGTTGAAGAATGGTAAGCTCCAGATTGCTTAACTGCGTCGCGTAACTGAGCATTTAACTGATTTAGAGTGCTACCGGATACTAAATCTTCAAATGAAGATTTTACAACTTTTAATTCTGTATTCAGTAAACCAACGTTTCCAATAACGTTTGCAAATTTTTCTGTTGTTTCTTTACCTATAGCTTTATCAATAGCTGCTCCAAGACCTACCGTTGTTGCAGAGGCTTTTAGTATTTGCGGGGCAAAGGCCATTGCAGCTACTGCCGCAAGACCAAATGCGTTTGGTATGTTCCCAACTTGAGAAAGAATATCCGTAACGATGCTCGGGACACCGCCAAGAGCGCTGTTTATTGCTGTACCTGCAGAGGCTGCAGCAGCCCCAACTATTCCAAACTTCGCACCCAGCGCCCCAATCGCGGTTGTGGCTTTACCCGCGCCTAAGGTTATAGCGCCTAGCGCACCCCGCTCCCCAATACCTCTGAGCGTTGTGCCTAATTTATTAAATTCACGTTGGGCGTTTTGAAGATTTATTTTTGATGAAAAATTACTAAGTTTGTCCAGTGACGACTGAAGTTTTTTGAGCTGAGACTCCGCTTGACGAGTGTCGGCGTTTACCTTGATATTGGCGTTGTAGTCAGCCACCGACCGATTTCCTAGCGTAAGACCAGTCTACGCAGTAAAAAGCCGCCGGGGTTAGCGGCGGCGTTTGGCTTTGTCGATCTCCTTTTGCTGGTCCTCGTTGAGGATCTGGAAGTAAGCGCTCCAGCCGATGAGTTCCTCGGCGGTCATCTTGTTCCGAACTTCGCTAAGGGTTAGGCCCAGCTCTTTGGCAACGCCAAATTGGAGCATTAGCCAGTTGTCCTTGCGGAGTTCGGCGGCTAGTTTTTTGGATCGATGGCTTCGGCGTCGTCGGTAAGGACTGCAAGCATCAAAGCTTGAAGGTCCTTGTCTTTGACCTCATTCTTGAGAACGTCGATTTCGCCGGCGGCAAACAATTTGTTGCCGTTTTCGTCAAGAGCCTTGGCGATCAGCAGCTGGAGGGCGAAGGCGTTGGCGTCATCGGACTTGGCCTGCTTTTGGGCGCGTTCACGCTCGGCGGCAGTTAGTGGGCTGACCCACATCTCGAATTCGCTGCCATCAGACAGCTGAACAGTTTTCTTGATGGGCTCCAAGTTGGCCGCTTTCTTGAGGCGGTCAATGGCGCGGACTGGAACTGGCATAACCACTTGAGGTTTGTTCTACTGTAGCGGACTAGAAGCAATAAAAAACCCCCGGTAACCAGCCGGGGGTTGACAGAATTACCCCTCTGCAGACTATCAAGCAGAAGTGCTGAAGTCGAAGGTCGGGGTGCCGGAAGGACGGAAGTTGACAGTAACGGACTGGGCGTCGTCGGGGTTGATGTTCAGGCTGGCAGAAGTCAACACTGCATCGAACTCGATCGAGCGGCTCAGGCTTTCGCTCAAGGTACCACCGCTGAACACCTGGTCGGTGTAGAGCTTGAAGGCGGCGCCGGTCTGCTGACGCTGGAGCACGTCTTCGATCATCCGGTTGGAGAGGGCGGCGTCCTCGTTGGTCATGTAGACCGTTGCGGTGCCGGTGCCATCGCCGAAGCCGGAGATGTAGCTGCGGAAAGGCACGTACTGGCCAGGGGTTTGACCAATGGTGGTCACGTCGATTTCAGCGCGGCTGATTTCGAAGCTCCAGTCGCGGACTTGGCCGACAACGGCGAAGGAAGCGTAGGCAACTTGGAATTCGTTGGGAGCAGCTGCGGTGCCGTCGTCAGTGATGGTGATGGTTGCGCCGCCGAGAGTGGCAGACACCTGCATCACACCAGTTGCCGCCGCGTAAGCGATGACGTAGTAAGTGGTGGCAGGGCTGATGCCTGCAGGCAGGGTACCGGTGCCGGAACCGCCGGTCTGGCTGTTGACGACGCTGAACTGGACGGGGTCGCCGACCTTGAAGTTCAGGTAAGGAGCAACGGTGATCTCGTCGCTACCGACGCTGACATTGGACTCACCGAACGTACCGGTGGTTCCAGCGGGTTTGTAGTAAAGGGCGCCGGACGTGCCGGACAGTACGGTGGTGGCCATTGGCTTACCGAAGATGACGTTGTGGGCGGGCACTGCCCGGCTTAATACAGGTTAGCGCTTGTTACTAAACATTATCTACGACAACACAGTCGCCACATAGGAAGTATCAATCCGCCCGACAAAGTGCGGTGCAGCTTCAGTCGCAGAAAATGTTGGGCCGTTGATTTCGCCGACACGGAAAAACACCCCGCTCGTGGTCTTTGCTGTGTCGTTGAGCGCCTCCAGCACATTGACGGCAGTGGTCAGCAGGGTTTGGTTACGGGCAGGACCGCGTCCTTTCTCCGTGAAAATGCGGATGACAATCGCGCCACGAGCGTTATCGACGCTGCTAGTAAGCGTGGGCTCGTTGGTAATGCCGAAAGTAACATTGACGCGAACGTACTCGGTAGTGGTATTAGGTGGGACGGCTGTGATGTTGTCGAAATAAACGGGAACAGCAGGGCTTAGTCCGCTAAATGCAGAAAGCAGCGGGTTTTCGACGGCAGCGCGGATTGCTTGGTAGTTCACTTAAACCCCCTGGCTTTACCAAAGCCTTGTTGTACTCCACGAGCTAAATCATTGCTTAGGGCGCCTCCAGCGTTGTACGTGGACCACCAATCCAAAGGCGCCGTGCTGATTGCAAAGCCAGCGCCGGATGTAACTTCACCGCGTCTTGCGCCTGTGCGTTTACCTGTAGCCACAGGGTCTTTAATTGGATATATGTCTTGATCCAGCTGGCTAATAAATCTGCCCTCAACAAGATCCATTGCTTCGGCGGCGTGATCAGCACCGTTGACAATTTGGAACCATACGCCCGAGGACTTGAACTTAGTTTTTGGTACGTTGCGAAGATCGTACTTGTACAAACCTTGGTTACTTCGCGGTTTGCCGGGGGATTGCCCTTGCTCCACTGCATACCAAGCAGACGAAAACTCGCCGCTGTAACCAGGGCCGGCTTCAACAAGACCATTCATGATCTCAACGCAAGCGGTCCTGGCTGCGTTTATGGTCGCTTCCTCGATGTCCTTGACCAAAAATTTGATGTCGCGTGCCATCACTGCGGCCTCACGATGAGGGTGTGCATGACGGGGTTGTCGCCGCGATAGCTGGTGATGTTTACAATTTTGGCTTCGCGGGTGACGCCAGCTTGCGTGTACTGGATGCGGTCGGCCTCAGTTGGGTAGTACGTTCCAAGCTCGCTGGAGCCGATAATGACTTTTACGTCGGTGGACTGGTACAAACCCTCGGACTCACGGGGAGTAAGGCGCAGAATGACGCCCTTCACCGTGAGGT